AAAAAATAAAAACAAAAAACAAAAATTCTGTTATAAAGGTCAAGTTAAAATATCAAAAAACAATTCTCATTTTGTTGAAGTGGGAGCATGGAAGGGTAAAAGCACAAGTTATTTAGCTGTTGAAATATTAAATAGTGGAAAAAAAATTAAATATGATGTAATAGATACTTGGATGGGAACTCCATCAAAAGGTGTCAATGAATATCAGAATGATAAATTCGTTAAAACTAATACACTATACGAACATTTTTTAGAAAATATTGAGCCAGTTAAAAATATAGTAAATCCTATGAAAATGTCTAGCGTAGAAGCAAGTAAACTTTTTAATGATAATAGTTTAGATTTTGTTTTTATTGATGCAAGTCATGATTATGAATCGGTAAAAGAAGATATACAACATTGGTTGCCAAAAGTTTGCAATAATGGTATTATTGCTGGTGATGATATGTTATGGCCAAAAGGAGATGGTGTCTATAGAGCAGTTAATGATATGTTACCTAAACATATACAAATACATCAACTTTGGATATATAAAAAATAATGATA